CCCGAATGGCGTTTCAAGTAACGTTGTTTGCGAGTCGGATCACGGTGTTTGGTGTAATCTGACATTCCCTTGGCTCCAAACGGTACGACTTTCTGGTGTCCATCGGGATAAATAAAGGTCGCATCCCACTTCTTCTCAGCTTTGTGCGAAGGCTTGATAGATTTCAAACGTAGACGCCGAGTTTTGCCTCCCATTATTCTTTCAACCGAAATTGTAATAGGATGGAAGAGTGGTATTCCGCCATGCGGATTCTGCGTGAAGAAAGTGATAATTCGTCTTTAGTGAAAGATTTCTGTTATCGCATTTTCCAAGATTTGAAACGTATCAAGGTCAAAGACAAAAAGAAGTTCGCTCAGCGTCTCGGACCCGACTTTGAGAACTGGCGAGAATATTTGGAATCAGAATTCCCGAAAGAGTTAGTGAAAGATGTTTTGTTTGATGATGAGTTTTGGAAACTTACTTTGAAAGTCACCAAGGCGTGAAAAATGGAAGAATGAATCTAAAGACTATACAGACTAATACAATAATGGGCGACGTTATCATCGGTGTCCAGTTCGGAATCGCAAACCCCGATGAAATCGTCAAGCGTAGTGTCGTTCACGTCATTACCGAAAAGACACACCAAAACAAAGATCAGCCTGTGGCAGGCGGAGTCTTTGATTCCCGTTTCGGCGTAATTGAAAACGGCAAGATCTGTCCGACATGCAAGCAGAACAACATTCTGTGTCCCGGTCATTTCGGACACATTACTCTGGCTCGGCCAGTATACCTTTACCAGTTCCTTGACCAAATTATCAAGGTTTTGCAAGTTGTGTGCCTGAACTGCTCAAACCCTTACCTGCCGGACACAGAACTTGAAGAGATTGCTGAGAAACTGAAGGGCATGGACCGGTTCAATGCGATTCGTGAACGGTCGGTAGAGTACAAACGCTCTGATCTCAAGGAAACGTCGGCCTGTACGCATTGTGGATCGCCAGCAGTATCTAAGGTTGTCAAGGAGGACGGTACGATCGCCAAGCTTCAGTTCAAGACATATGATCAGGACGCAGAACCGATTCCGTTACAACCCGAAATGGTTCTACGGACGTTCCAGCGTATCACTGATCGGCATGTAGATCTACTTGGATTCAATTCCAAGTTCAGTCGTCCTGATTGGATGGTGTGTACGGTTCTAGCAGTACCACCTCTGACAGTACGTCCGTCCGTAATTATGGATGATAATCAGCGGATGGAAGATGATTTGACGCACAAGCTTATTGATATTGTTCGTAATAACCAGAAGCTGCAGGATCGTATTGACAAGGGTGATTCAGCAGATATGATTGATAAGTATACGGATATCTTGCAGTTTGATGTTGCGACGTATGTAGACAACGATATCAAGGGTATTCCACCAGCCGCTCAGCGGTCAGGTCGCGCGCTAAAGACTCTGAAGTCTCGTTTGGGTGCCAAGACTGGTCGTGTACGTGGTAACCTTATGGGAAAGCGCGTAGACTTCTCGGCTCGTTCAGTCATTACGCCAGATGCCAATATTGATGTAGATGAACTAGGTGTACCGGAAGAAATTGCGCGGAACTTGACGTTTCCAGAGATTGTTACAAGTTACAATCGTGATCGTCTGATGTCTTATGTCCGCAACGGACCTGGAAAGTACCCGGGTGCCAAGTCAGTATACATCAAGCACGACGATCGGTCAGTTAATTTGAAATTCATTAATCCCGAAACAATTGATCTGAAGCAGGGTGATGTAGTTCATCGTCATCTGATTGATGGTGATTCAGTACTCTTTAACCGCCAACCAAGCCTCCACAAGGCTTCTATGGAATGCCATCGTGTACGTGTGCTGCCATTCTCAACCTTTCGTCTGAACGTTAGCGCCACCAAGCCTTACAACGCAGACTTTGACGGTGATGAAATGAACATGCATGTTCCTCAGAGCATTGCGTCGGCAACTGAATTGAAGACTTTGGCAACAGTACTGAACCAGATCATTTCGCCACGCACGAACTCTCCGATCATTCAGATTATTCAGGATACGCTTACCGGTTCATTCCGTATCAGCCAAGATCATGTAGAAGTACCTGAGCATATTGCGATGAACATTATGGCGCGAATGAAGAAGCCGCTGTCTACATACCGCCGCAAGGACCGACCAATTACTGGTAAGGAATTGATGTCCACAACGTTCCCGCTGATGAATCTGAATGGTGAAGCCAAGGTCGTGAATGGCGAACTGAAGTCTGGAGTGATGGGCAAAGGCGCGTACGGTTCAGCATCCAAGGGCGCAATTCACGTAATCTTCAACGATTTCGGTCCAAAGCGGGCGGGACAGTTTATTAACGATATCCAGAACATTGTGACAAAGTACAACTTGTTCTCTGGGTTCTCAGTAGGTCCGTCAGATCTGATTGTCAATGCCGACACTGACAAGTTTATTAAGACGAAGATTGCCGAATGTAAGCAGAAGATCTCCGATATCATGTCATCTGTTCATTCCGGTACATTCTTGAACTCTGATGGACGTGAGAATGGCGAGGAATTGGAGAATCAAATCATGAAGGTGATTGGAGATACGACAAATAAGCTGTACACTGAAGTGATCGACAAGCTGCCGAAAGATAACCGGATGTACCAGATGGTCAAGGCTGGGGCTAAAGGCGATGCGTTCAATATCGGTCAGATGATGGCTATTCTGTCCCAGCAGAATGTAGCGGGAAAGCGTATCCAGTACACTCTACAAGATCGTACGCTACCTCATTTCCACAAGTACGATGACGGTTTGGAATCTCGTGGGTTCGTAGAGTCTAACTTTATTGGCGGTATTCGTCCAGCCGAGTTCTTCTTCCACGCTATGGGTGGACGCGAAGGTTTGATTGATACGGCTATCAAGACGTCAGATTCAGGGTACATCCAGCGCAGGCTGGTAAAGACGATGGAGGATATCCACATAGAGTATGATGGCACAGCACGTAATGTGAATGGCGCTATCGTTCAATTCAATTATGGCGGTGATGGAATTGATTCGGTGTGTGTTGAGAAGCAAACTCTTCCCCTAGCTCTGATGTCTATGGAAGAAATCTTCCGCGACTTCGCGATTTCAGCAGATGACATTTCGGCTATCGTGAAAGGTGAAGTTAAGGAGTTTCACGATATGGTTGATCAGATTGTAGAAGATCGCGATACGCTCGTACGTAATGTATTCCGATTCCGCAAAGAAGATACGGTATTTGCACCGGTTCACTTTGAGCGAATGGTAGAAAAGTACCAGAACCCTTACTCTGTCAAGACAGATCTAACGCCGCTGTATGTCGTTGACGAACTTGACAAGATGTGTGCGCAGCCGTTCGTACGACACAACAAACTGTTCCATATTCTGCTGCGGTACCACTTTGCTCCCAAGAAGTCTATTATCAAGATGCGGTTGACCAAAGGAATGTTTGATGAAATGCTGAAGGATATCCATTTCCGGTATATCAAGTCCAAGGTTCATCCGGGAGAAATGGTAGGTACTATGGCTGCGCAGTCTGTAGGAGAGCCTACAACTCAGCTTACACTCAATACCTTCCACTCAGCTGGAACATCCAAGGCGAATGCTACGGGAGGTGTACCGCGTATTATGGAGCTTCTCGCCGCATCTCCGAATCCCAAGACGCCTATTGATACTGTGTACCTTGACCCGAGCATTGCAGGATCACAGGATGCAGCAATTGCCAAGAAGCGCGAGATCCAAAAAACTACGTTGCGTGATATCACGAAGTCTGTGCGCATCTATTACGATCCTAACCCTTTGTCTGAAAATACGTCAGTACAGGAAGATCGTGACATTCTCCAGTCGTACCAGAAGTTCTCGGTCACGAACGGACAGTTGTGTACATCTCCATGGGTTGTGCGCCTAGAGTTTGACGATATGGAAATGGTGGCGCGAAACGTGATTGATATGACGATGATTGCTGCCAAGATCCAGAACAATCGTGTCCTCAAAGTGTTTGAGTGCATTCATTCCGACACGAATGCGCCGGGCAAGCTGGTAATGCGTATCGTGTTTGCGGCAGATATGGTCAAGAATGTTCTGGCTCTGCGATTCATTGAAGATAAGTTGTTGGATACTGTTCTAAAAGGTATTGATGGTGTGGGGCGAGTATATCCTCGTGAAGTAAAGGATGAGTTGACATATGATGAGAAGACGGGTGGATACGTTGCTGCGTCCCAGTGGGTTCTGGATATTGAGGGTAGGAATCTACTGGATCTATCCACAATTGCGAGTACTGATCCTCACCGTTCATTCTCTAACGATATTCATCAGATCAAGGATGTGTTTGGAATTGAGGCTGCACGCATTGCTCTGATGCGTGAATTCAATACGGCTTTCGCCAGTTCGTCAATCAATTACCATCACCTGATTACGCTCGTAGACGCAATGACATACCCTGGATTCTTCCTGAAAGCTGATCGTGCAGGAATGTCCAAGAATACTGAGAATGGTGTTTTGGCTAAATCATCATTTGAAGAAACAGCTAAGCATCTGTTCAATGCTGCTCTGACAGGCGAGTCAGATAATATGCGTGGCGTATCAGCCAATATCATGTTTGGACAGAAACCTCCATGTGGAACTGGGTTTGTGGATATTCTCATTGACGAGACCAAGTTGCCGGAAGGTACGGAAGAAGATCATGCGATCTTTGAAGAGGAACGCAGGACAGTGCATGAACTCTTGGAGAAAGAGTCAGAGAAGGAAAGTTCTATCAGTATGTCTGATCTGAACATGTTCTAAATAAAAAAAGTAAAACCCAGTTTTGAGACTTACTTTATTTTGAAAATTAAATTAAATTAAAATTTAGGGTTGAACAACTCTGATTTTTAGTTTAGTTGGAGTTCAGGTACTTCAACTTTAGTTGGAGTACGCTAGACCGCCCATTCCGCTCATGACACGGAGAATGTTGTAGTTCACGGCGTAGACGCGCACATCCCACGTCTTATCAGCATCGGCATCAATAACTACACCGCCGCTCATATTCATTACTAGTGTAGCCGTATCAATTCGCGAGAAGTTGCAGGTGCCGGAAGGCTGGTGTTCTTCGGGTTTCAGGGCAAAAGAGTAGGAGTAAATACCCGCTTGGTGGGTGGGTAAAGACGTAGAAGTCTGTACGGTCGCATTCAGACCAGTGTGGTGCTGGAACGACTGAACCGCGTTGAAGTAGTCACCATAGCGCTTATCCATACGATCCTGTCCGTTGATCTGTAGATTCTGCTGGTAGACTGCATCCTGGTCGTACGTGAAAGGTCGTAGACGAGTATTTCCAAAAGTCTTAGAGTTTGCGCAGTTCGTGTAGGATGTAGGCTGTACAACCCATACTAGCTCCTTGACTGGGTGATTGAACGTCAAGTCAATGCGGTTATTGTACGATGAAATACCCTTATCTTCATTGTACTGCGTCTGTTCAATCAGGTACTCGTGCGAGTTCTGCGCCATCCGGCGGCGCTCTTCGGTATCAAGATAAATGTAGTCAATGTACACTGCAGCCTGAATTGGCTGAGTAGGAAATAGAACACCAGAGCTTAGTCCATTCGCGTACTTGCTGGTGAAGTTGCCCTTGATGAACTGGGCGTCGTTCCACTCGATATTGATCTTGACTTCGTGGTACTGTAGGGCAATCAGGGGCAGAGCCGCACCAGGGTTGCGAGTGTAGAAGAAGTTGAGAGGGATGTAAAGAACATTTGGCAGAGAGGGATGTCCCTGTGAGGTGAGGGTGCATGACGAAGGCTCGGTGTACGAGAGCGTAGTAGCAACAGTACCTAAAGCCGCAGTCGTTACAGCACCTCCAGACGTGGCTGCGACGAACACATTGTCGCTGTACGCCTGGGTTAGAGTACCTGACACATTTGGACCACCGCCGACCATGTTCCACAGCTTCCTGGAGGTTGTGATGTCAGACGATAGAGCGTCCCACAGGTACAGCCACTCGCCGTACAGACGATCAATCATTTGTCCACCAATATCCAGCTCAACGTACTTGAGGAGATTGTACCCTAGACGTCCCTGGTCGTTATTGAAAACTCCCGTTGGCATTACAACCTCAAGGTATGTGGAGTACAGGAGATCAGCGTGACGACCGATAAGCGCCGAATGCTTGACACCCCACGCAGCCTGGCCAGTCAAATTAATACGGAACGGCTCCATCGCGAAGTTCGTGTGGCGCTTAAACAGACCCTTCCAGAACGTAATCTGGGGATTGCCGGAAAGGTATGCGTCCTGTGCGCCGTAGGCAACGAGCTGAAGTAGTCCGCCACCCATTATGTATTTATATGTTCCTTATACTCTTTTTTCTTGAAAATGTCTACTTGCGAGTATGCCGGGAGCGGCGGCGCCGTCCACCTTCCGTCGGCTTAACAAGCCCGTACTCATCTTTCATAGGGATAGTAACAGGTACTGGAATATCCACATCGGGAGCTGTAATGCGCTCATTCGCGCCTCCACGAGCCTTATAAGTCTTTTTGGCAGATTTCAAAACTGCTCCAAAAGGCTTACCTTTATTTTTCTTGAGTTTCATAGTTTTACGAACGTGTGCTAACCACTTGTTCGCCATTTATTCTATATAGAGTTTACTTGCGGGAGCGGCGGGTCTTGCGCGCCGTCTTGCGAGAGCGACGACGACGACCGGCGGCAGGGGCAGGTGTCTCCGTAGGCATCTCCATTACAGGCTCAGCCGCCTCCACTTCGTCATCGGCACCACCCTTCTTGCTGTACGTCTTCTTCGCCAGCTTCAGGACCTGGCCGAACTTCAGGTCCTTGTGCGACTTCATCGTCTTCTTAACATGCGCTAGCCACTTGTTCGCCATTTTTTGTTTTAACGCAAGATTTTATTAGACCCATGGTTGTTAAACAGTGACACTGTAGATGGGGGATGTACTTTTCATGGGCTGGAACGATACTGATGGGTCGGGTAGTACTGGCTGCTTGTACTGCTTGGGTTTGAGCGCACGAAGAGGTTCGGGTTTGAGAACTGTGCTATGTTCTTGGAAGTCGCCAATATACGTTTCCATTGCGCTATCAACTGACCCATAATTCATCAAGTTCCACTGGCATCCATACGTTAACAAGATTTGGGGATTCTTGTTCACTAAATCACCTTCAATGTCCGGTACAACCATCGTGATATTATTACGATTATTGTTAATGAGTTCATCGCTATCATTGGTCTGTGCAGCCTGAGTATACGTCAGGCGACGTAAGTTTGATGTTCCCCATGACATATTCACTAATTCGTCCATTAGTGTACCCTTGACTTCGGCTCCAGACACAATGATCATTTTGGATTGTAGTTTACATATCGGTTCAATCGCCAAATTCTTGCGCTGGTATCCGTACGAAACATCAAGTAAATACTGAGGGCATGTTGTTTTGAGAGCTTCGGCACATGCATTCATCACGTTATTGTTCGTAGTATGGAACACCAAACTCAAGACAAAAGGATCAGTAGATACGGGACAAACAACCGAATTAAACATATTGTTTGCCAAACCTACACAACAAGCTCCAAACGGTATAGTATTGTAAGCATAATCTGTCCCTAATTTCTGGTTTTTCAAACCTACAACTGGACCTCCAGATCCATCATCGTAAATATCAAGCTCAACTAGGCGTGGACCAGCTTTAGCTAACATCGGAATTACAGAATCGCTGATATAATCGTAAACTTTTGCTCCGGGAAACAGAGAATATGCCGAAGAAGCTAAGTAGTAATCGCACAAACGGTACTCTGGCATCGTTGGGCATCCAAGAGGAGATAAAGCCATGACGGAGTTATAAGCGTTAAATGTTGGTTCAGCCGTGGCTTGAGCTTGTACTTCTGATGGCGTTATAATAAGATAAATGATATACGCAATTGTCGTAAGTACCAGTGCTGGAATAATCATAACGAGAGCAAACCCGTAAGACTCCATTCTCTTATTATTTAGGCGCAGTAATAATCGCCATAGTAACAGCGTAAATGATTATACCCACAAAAAATAGCCTTGTGGCAAGCTTGAACCATTTGTACCATATAGCATCCATTTATACTTTAAACAGTAAACCACGAAAACCTCTTACCACTTTATCAGGAATACGATTTTCCATTGACGTTCCAGTTAAACAACATAAGTGAAAGTACAAGCAGTACATTCCACATTCAGAATTCTCATACTGGTGCCGAGTTTTGTTATAGGTAACCTTCATTGGCTTACCGTGGATGCGAGTAGAGTCCCATGTTTCCGACCACCGTTTCATTAGTTGAACAACTTGTTTTTCGGGTTTCTCAGCATACGAATCAAAGTATGTGATACGAGGATACTCTAATTCAGGACGAATATCACAAAACAAAGCTATCCAGTGTTCGCCCGGACCAGTGCTTGTATCCGTATTAAATACCACACCGATCTGACGGTAGCCTTTATTGTACAAAGATTTGATATCTAACGAACACAAAGAACTAACTAAACATGTCCCTAAACTTGATTTCTTATCAAAATCTATCGGTACAGCTCCCACATAATAGTATTCGGAAAACACTTTTGAATACTGCTTTTCAATGGCATCAATATCGGTAGATGATAACCATTCCTCCGGATTAGATTTCCATGATCCAGGAGCTTTTGGTTTGGACATCAACGAAAGAATAATACATTCTGTAGATTTATCACACTTATCCTGCAGTCTTTTTTGAATTTGTTTCCACACAACTGAAGGTTCTCCGGACCGAATAGGTTTAGATTCGGAATGTTCTTTATTGAAAACACGACGCAGGTTTTCTACTTCTTGGGCATCAAAGTACATTGTATTGAAAACGGATAATCTTCTTCTGAATTCTTGTCTTGTAAAAATGAGTGACCTAAAATCTTGTATCAAGCAGTACCGCGAGATTGACGATGAGATCCGTGAACTGAATCGGCTAGTATTCAAGAAGCGCGATGATCGTAAGACAGTAGAACTAGAGATCGCAGACATTATTCGTGATCCAAAGTACAATGCCATCAAGAAAATCAAGCTGGAAGAAGATGGGTCTACTATTTCCTTTAAGCGCCCAAACGAATGGGTAAAGCCTTGGTGTTTGTCACAAAAGGATCTGAAGGATCTGGCAACTCAGTACTTTACCAAGAACGGTCCTCTGAATGCTGACGATCTTGTGAAGTTCATTATTGAAACCAAGAAGCAGACACTAGTAGCTACAGAGTTCAGCTTTACTCGCACAGTTCCTGGAGAACAGGAGGAGTAATTAATGTAACTTATTATAGAAAACATCGGTCATAACTGACCTTTTTTCTGCTCCTCCACCGACATATGGACCGATGAAATGATACAGAGGTTTCTGAGGAGTTTCCTTTGTGAAACCGTATGCTCCAATAAGAGGAGTCAAAAATTCATTGTCGTAACAATTGTTGATATACACATGATACGCAAAGTAAGCTTGATCTACAAATGCGGTGGGAACACGATTACTCTTCAAATCGGTATAAATATCTGAAAACAACTTTCTCACCTTGTCAGAAGGTTTAAACATAAAAATGCCTGCATTTACAGATGTTATACTGCCGTCAACTTTCGTGAAATCAAAGAAATCCCTACAAAAATACATGTTATCCAACCGTCCTTCCTTCATTGCATACACGGTATCATCTTTGAGTGGAGATGTAAGAATTACGTCAAGAGAATTGGCAACTAATACATCTGTATCAATGTAAAGAATACGCTCGTACTGAAAACAATCTATAAAATTAAATACTCGGAACTTAGATCCAAGACCGTCACAAATTGACGTTAGGCCATCGGTAATACAAACCATAACAGGATACGATAAGGACGACAGAGAATTCATAACAGTATCTTTTAAGTCAGGAGATGTATAAACAAGAACATCAGTAGTTCCTGATGGTTTAGAAAACTTCTCAAGCGATTTCAAACATAAATAAAGAAGATCTACGTAATCTTTATTCAGATAAACACCCAGATAAATCAATGTCTTCATTTTAATATAAAAATATAGTAAGGTCTAAACGTATAAAAACGGACTTACAAGACATAAACAAATTTACAATACAAAAAGAGATGCTACAACAACTACAGTACAACCCATTCAATTCTAAGAACCGCTTGTTTACCAAACCTGATATTCAAGCGATTCTTTCCAAGCACGGATGCGAGTTTGTAGTCACAAACACCGATCTGTTCCAGAAAGCGATGGTTCATTCATCATACGTCAAGAAAACAGAGTACACTTCACCAACCGGTGAACCTGCTCAACTTGCTGACAAACCTCGGGAATGTTTGGGATTGTTTGACGAATCGTACGAACGTTTGGAGCATCTGGGAGATTCAATTTTGGGAGCGTGTGTTTCCACTTACTTGATGAAACGGTTCCCTGAAGAAAATGAAGGATTCATGACTGATTTGAAAAAGGAGATTGTGTGTAACGAAATGCTGGGTTCACTGAGTCAGAAAATTGGACTGGATAAGTTCTATATAATTTCTAGGCATAATGAAGACGTATGTTCTGGACGAACTAACTTCAAGAAACTAGGAGATATCCTAGAAGCATTTCTTGGAGCTTTGTGGACAGATTCAGGTAACGATTTCAAGATTCTGTATTCTTTCGTAATTTGTCTGGTTGAAACTTATATTGATATCCCAAAAATCCTGATGAATAATCGGAATTTCAAGGAACAGTTGCAAAAACTGTATCAAGCAAGGTTTCATCATACTCCAGGGTACGCTGTGATTTCTGCAGCAACAAACATGTACACTATGGCAGCTATTGATGAAAAAGGTAATCATTTGGGAATCGGAACTGCTCCTACGAAAAAGCAGGCGGAACAGCTGGCGGCTAAAGAAGCGATTCTACGGCTTTCGGGGAACGCGGCGAACAAGTAGTTCCCGCTGAGTTCCGATAGGAGGCGTATCGTCTCCATCCTGATTACCACCTCCCTCAATTGATCGCAAAGCTTCAGCTACACGCTGCGGCTGATCTGCAAACTGGATAAGAAGCTGGGTCCGAATCTTGTCGCGGCTCAAAGCTGGACGAGATGTACGCACTGAGCGAGACAAACTACCTTGACCTTCAAGCTTGAAATCGTCAACCGAGTTGTCACGCATGAATTTTAGGATATGCTCAGAGTTCTGAAGTTTTTTGTCTCGGATCTGCTTGATTTGTAGTTTTAGTGCGCGTTCCTGGTCATCAAGCGTAACCCATTCTTTTAGTACGTTGCGCACTTGTTCCGTCGCGTCTTCGGACATTTAAGTACACTACGCCTCCTCGTTGAAAATCGCTTACCTCCCGCAGCCGGGGCAGAAGCTGGAGGTTGTGATGCTACGGGAGTAGCCAACGCTTCTTTTGCGGTTCGTTTAATATCTGCAGCTGATGGTATTTTAAAACTTGAAGACGATGTCATGCTGCTTACTGTATTTTTGGCGTTCTCAACAGCACCCATCAAACTGCCATAAGCTTGAGAAATAGAAGCGGCAATTCGGTCAGCGCGGTTATAGAATTTAGTTCCAACAGTTTCTACTGCCTTAACACCACGCATCAAAGACGGACCAATGACAGGAACCATGCCGGATGTAGCTTCCAAAGCTGCTGCGAAATCTTTACGTGATGCTCCAATTACTGCAGCTAACCACAAAAACCAAAGTGAAAACAACCATCCTAGGAAAATGCCTACTGTGCCTGCCAACGGGATAGGAACGAGACCTACCAGAGCTGGAGTGAACGTTTGGACATTAGATGCAATGACTGGAAGTGTAGCTGCTGTAACATCCAGAGACGCACCTATGAGATCTCCAAATAAAGGAGTTTGTTCAAGAGTATCAAGAATAAACACGAACGGAATGATCATACGGATAAAGAGTTGAACGGATTTTACAGCTCCTTGAACCGCGGCATTTGGAGGTGGTAGCTTCGTAATTCCAGCGGCCGAATCTACTGCGCTTGAAACCAGATCATTCAAAATACTTAGAGACTGCTCACCCCCCGTCTGATGCTTCTTAATTTGCCGAAATACAGACTTCGCCTGTTCGGCTGTAAAAAGTGGCTGACCGTCTTTCGTGAACGAACGGCGAATATCTTCGGGAGACTTGTACTTCCCTTTGTACAGAGCTTCGTATGCGCTCAACATACGATCAACATTATCTGCGTCTGCTGCGCCAATGTGACGCTTAACTATTTTTCCAAAAGATG